ACAGAAAGAGAACATGGACACCCGTCCAGACTACAGCTGGTGAGCTTAAACACGGAGCTGAAGAGGCCATCTACCGTGCTCTCGCAATACGCCATATGGAGCTACCAGTTGGCGAGTTTATTACAGAGGCACTTGAAAAGGAGGTTCCCGAATCTGCACGGACTCTTCTAGAATCAAACGTCAAGGATGAGGTCAAACACGACCTCGCCCTTGGCTATATCACCAATGCCATAGGCGTTGATGAGAAAGCAGAATATGAAGCTTTCAAGCTGAGAGATGCTTGGGAAGCTCACCCCGATCACACTATATTAAAAGCATTGGTAGCGGAACGTGCAATCTTCTTTGTTATTTTACCTTTCTTTAGGTTTTGTGGCGATCCTGGTCTCAGAACGGTATCAGCTGATATTTCCAGAGATGAACAAATACACGTGGCTTGTAATAGTCTCGTCTGTTCTGCTATGGGTCTACGCCCTAGTAATTCTTTGGACAAACTTAGGAAGGCCACTATTAATTGGATCTTTCAACCACTAGGTATAAATACTACCGATAAATATTTGGACAAAAATTTTTGGCTGGATTCATCAGACCGATTAATGTATGAGGGAAAAGCACCTCAACTTTCTGACACCAGATCAGCCCGTATGCCAGCTTTCTTTGAACATGCAAACACAAATCTACCCCAGTACGCTTAACCTCCACACGGAGAAACTAGAAAAATTAATTGAAGATTTAGATAATAAATTTCCACCTCAAACCATCCATCCAAAAGAAGATATCAATTCTATTATGTATAAAGCTGGACAAGCTAGTGTAGTAGAATATGTTAAACAATTACTTGAATAATATGTGTATATTTAAAGTTGAAACAGGTAAGACAGCAGGTACTCCTGCTATCGCACCAGCAATTAAACAAGACACCGGTCTACCAGAATCTAAACCAACAATAGGTAAAGATGAGGTAGCAAGTGTTAAGTATGGAACAACAAGTAAAAAAGAATCAGGACAATCTGGTGCTAACAGAACAGGTACAGATGCTTTAAGAATTGATTTAGGTACTGACCCATCAGCAGCAACAGGAGGAATAAACACTAATGTATAAGGCAAGTGAACGATACAGTCAACTAGCATCAGGACGATCACAGTTCTTAGATACAGCAGTTGAATGTTCTGAACTTACCCTACCATATTTAGTACAACAAGATCTAAGACAAAGAGGTGGTAAACAAAGCTTAAGTCAACCATGGCAAAGCGTTGGTGCCAAAGCGGTAGTTACATTAGCAGCTAAGTTAATGCTGGCAATGCTCCCTCCTCAAACAGCTTTCTTCAAACTACAAGTCAGAGATGATAAGATAGGTGAAGATATAGATCCTTCAATGCGTAGTGAACTAGATCTCTCTTTCTCTAAGTTAGAAAGAATGATCATGGATTACATAGCAGCATCAGATGATAGAGTTGTAGTACATCAAGCACTGAAACATTTAATTGTCTCAGGTAATGCCCTAATATTTATGGGTAAGGATGGGCTAAAACATTTCCCACTCCAAAGATATGTTGTACAAAGAGATGGTAATGGTAACGTATTAGAAATAGTTACAAAAGAAATTATTAGTAGAAAGGTACTAGGTCTTGAACCTACACTAGCTTACCCTAATGATTCTAATAATCCATCACAAGAAGGTTCAGATGAAGACGACGCAGAAGTGTATACATGTGTCAAACTAGATCATAAAAGTGGACGCTGGATCTGGCATCAAGAAGTAGACGGTATGATACTTCCTAACAGCCGTAGCACAGCTCCAAAGAGTGCTAGTCCATGGTTAGTTCTTCGATTCAATACAGTAGACGGTGAAGATTATGGTCGTGGTAGAGTAGAAGAATTCATAGGAGATCTTAGATCACTTGAAGGACTATCACAAGCTCTTGTAGAAGGGTCTAGTGTGTCTGCTAAAGTACTCTTCTTAGTTTCTCCTAGTGCAACTACTAAACCACAGACCCTAGCTCAAGCTGGTAATGGTGCTATCATTCAAGGTAGACCAGAAGATGTAGGAGTTGTACAGGTAGGTAAACAAGCTGACTTTGCTACTGCAGCACAGTTAGCAGCACAGATAGAAAAAAGAATACTAGAAGCTTTCCTTACTTTAAACATTCGGAATGCAGAACGAGTCACAGCTGAAGAAGTTAGACTTACACAAGTTGAATTAGAACAAAGTCTAGGTGGTCTATTTTCACTACTCACTGTTGAGTTCCTTGTACCATACTTAAATAGAATACTATTAGTATTACAAAGATCAAATCAGATACCTAAACTACCTAAAGATCTAGTTAGACCTAAGATAGTAGCAGGTATCAATGCATTAGGTAGAGGACAAGATAGAGAAGCTCTCACTATGTTCATACAAACTATTGCTGCTACATTAGGACCAGAAGCATTGGTTAAATATGTAGATCCTTCAGAAGCTATTAAGAGATTAGCAGCTGCTCAAGGTATAGATGTATTAAATCTAATCAAGACTGAACAGCAATTACAGCAAGAGATGCAGCAACAGCAAGCTAACATGGCTAATCAGGAGTTAGTAAAACAGTCAGGTAATATGATGTCCTCACCTTTGATGGACCCATCTAAAAATCCTGAAGCAGCAGATCAAGCTAGAGCAATGGCTCAAACTTTAACACAACCACCTCAATAAGAAATGGCAGAAACATTAACATATGATGCTGGTACTGATACAGTAACAGATGGAGAAGGTAATAACTTAACACCAGCTGAACAAGAATCTCTTGCAGTTGGTGAAGAGTTAGTAGCTCAACAAGAAGGATTATTAGCAGGTAAATATAAAGATGCTGCAGAATTAGAGAAAGCTTATGTTGAACTTAGTAGAAAACTTGGAGAAAAAAGTAATAAAGATAGCGGAGAAGTTGGGGACACCCAAGATACTGCAGAAGTGGAGTCCGAAGAAACAACAGAAGAAACGGAAGAAGCTCCACAAATATCTGAAGCAGCTGAGTTAATAACAACAGCTTCGGAAGAGTTCTCTAGTAATGATGGTCAGTTATCACAGGAAACTATAGAGAAGTTTTCGTCAATGAGTAGTAAAGAATTAGTTGAAGCCTATATGGAAGTTCAATCCTCTTTACCTCAGACACAAACTAATGTACCTGATATAGCTGACTCTCAAATCAATGAGATAAAGAATTCTGTAGGAGGTGAAAAGTCTTATAGTGATATTGTTAATTGGGCAGGAGAAAACTTAGCTCAACCAGACATAAATGCATTTGATGAGATAGTTAATACTGGTAGTATTGAAGCTATCAAACTTGCAGTCTCAGGACTTAAAGCTCAGTATGAAAACGCTAATGGATACGAAGGTAAAATGTACACAGGAAAACCACCAGCAACAAGTAAAGATGTCTTCAGAAGTCAAGCAGAACTAGTAGCTGCTATGAGTGACAGAAGATATGATAATGATCCTGCTTACCGTCAGGATGTTATTGAAAAACTAGAACGGTCTGACAACTTATCATTCTAAAATTATGCCAGGACATTACTCAAAATCAGGTGCCAGTAAAGGTGCTAAAACTATTGATCCATTCAATTCTAAATCCACTGAAAGTGGAAACGTGAATGATGATGAAAGATATAATCCATATGGTCAGAATAGTAATTGGAATCCCACTAAAGCATCAGAAACTACAGGCCCTTAATTATGACAGGATCAGCATTAACACCAGCTCAATTAAAATTACTACAAAAGACTTTGCCTTCTGGTAGTCCTTATGGTAAAGGTAAGTCACCATTCAAAGGAACAGGTAAAGGCAAAGGACTAGCTAAGAAGAAAAGAGATCCAGTAAATGATGTAAACAGTTATGCCTAGACCAGATTACTCTGGCATTCCTAATGCTAGAGACTTGCAAATATTAGATGCTATTAATAAGTATGGTAAAGATGCAAATGGAGTATATAAAGATCCACTTAAGTTACTTCAAACTTTACCTAGAGCATCTAAACATCATCCTTGGAATGTAGTGTGATTAATCGTGGCGACCTGAACCTTCATCCTCGCCTCGGTCAACTTACTATTTAAACAATGAACGATACAGAAGTTATCGCATTACAACCCCCTATTGAATATACCATGAACGAGAACGCTGAAGTACAAAACGGACGCTGGGCTATGCTTGGCATCTGGGCAGCTCTAGGAGCTTACGCCACAACTGGACAAATTATTCCTGGCGTATTCTAATGAAAAAAATTTTAGCTATAACAGCAGTTTCACTCTGCTCTTCTCCTGCATTTGCTGGAGTTTATTTGAACTCAGAAGTTAACAATAGTTACACTGGTTCTGATTATGACAATAGAACTGTAGATCTACATGTAGGTTACGAAGGTTCTGCAAATAAATTTGACTACTACATTCAAGGTGGTCCTGCTTTCACAGCAGTCGCTGATGTAGATGGTACAGAAACAGAATTCTCTGCTAAAGCAGGTGGTACATGGAACGTATCACAGAAGCTTGGTATCTATGGAGAACTCTCCGGCATCACTAAGAAAGATGTCGACAACTCTTATGGTTCTAAACTAGGAATCAAATACTCTTTCTAATTAAATGACTACAGCCACACTAACAAAACCAACTACCAACTGGCAGAGTTTATGTGACTGGGTTACGAGCACTGAGAACCGCCTCTAC